TCATATCTATATGGTCTTTTAACGAAGAATGCTCCATCAAATCGTCTATAATTGTATTTTTTTCGCCATCATGTAAAATTGAACACCCATACTCCATTGCGAGGTCTTTTAATTCTTTCATTTGTTTTTGGGTGGGCGGAATTCTATAGTTATACCACAATACATTATCTGTGACAACAACTCTTATCCACCCTAAATTATACATTTCTTCATAGGCATCTTCATAATTTAATCGGCCAATACTTCTTAAATACTTTCTCGCCCAAGGTCTATGTTGTTCATATTCAATTTCATGAAATTTTAGATTTGGACCTAACCACCCTCCATATGGAGATTCCGTCGTTTCATTTATTGTCCGAATTTCTTTAATAATTTCTTTTAGAATTAATTTTAGGTCTGTTCTTTTCATTGTATATATGGATATAAATATCCAATGATTAAGTCATTTCATTAGTTTTCTTTTCTCGTTTTTGATAGTAGAAATAGAAGTTCCATACTTATCTGAAAGTTGATTTAGTGTATATTCATTAGATAAAATATCTTTATGTAAATCAGGTCTTACAAGTTTAAGTTTAGCTTTTCTTTCTGATATTTTTTTTTTGATTTCTTCACTCATTGGGCCACGTTTTTTACCCTTTATTGGATTGCTATATGAATAGTTAATTTTTCTGTTTTTTAACATTTCATTACGTTTTTTAAATTCATTTAAACCTTCATTTGTTCCATATCTACTAATGAACCAATCTAAAGTATAACGGCCTATGGCTTTTTGTTTCATTGCGTCGATGCTCTTAATAGAATGTAATTTACCATACATTCCATTGTTTTCACCACCATTTATCAAAATCATCTTCTTTATAAATTGTTCACGATTTGGATTGTAGGTAATTAAATCGCCTCCTTCGGCTTTTGGACAAATGTTATATCCTACTGTTCTCTCATACGGTTTTAACGTTGATAAATAATAATTTTCTCGGTCAAATAAAATTTCTTGACTCGATTCTGTTTCTTCTAATATTTCAAATATGAATTTATCTTCTCCATATTTGTTCCACGCATTTTGAAGTTTTGGATTGACGTGATAATTTCCACGAAGATATTGTTTGTGGTCATTCCATCTAAACTCTATATTTTTAGAACTCCCAATGTAAAATTTTCCATTTATTGTATTTGTTATTTTATAAATTCCACTTTTCATATATTAATAATTATATAGACTTCTATGGATAAGTCAAGAAAAATACAATTAAAAATTAAGAATAATTAGTTAAACAAACACAAAAGAAAAGAGCCGTATTTCTACGGCTCCTTTTTGTTCTAAGTTGTTGTGATTTAGATTATACTGTGTCCAAATCTGCAATCAAAATTTTCCCGTAAAATTCGGGACGCACGATTTTCTTCGCGTAACGGGTCATTACGCCACGTCTCGGTGTGAAGTTCACTGGGTCATACACCAAAGGTGTTTGAACGAGTGGGATGTAAGGAGCATAGACTGCACCTGTTTCCAAGAAGTTATTACCACGGAAGCCCATGAGAATGACGTTATCGGTCATGTAAGGATTCTTGTAAACTTGGAATCTGCTCGCGAACGAACCGACTCTGCTTACGCCCATGGCAAACTTGGCCTGGTCACCTTCAGTGTTCACAACAAAGCCTGGGATTGATTCCAAGATTGTTGACACAGATGGGGAGACAACCATGAAGTTGGCACCACCACGGAGGGTCAATTGGTGAATTCTGTTAGATACCTTCTGAATCTTGTTACCAAGAGTCTGATACCAAGTTGCCTTGGTGTAGTATCCGCCTGTTCCTGCAACAGTTTGGTCTTGAACGACGTATCCACCGAGTCCGTTAGGAACGATTTCACGGTTCAATTTGGCACTCCAACGTTCAGTGTTGATAGCTGGGGCGCTGGTGATTAACATATCCAAGATTTCCAAATCAATTTCCATAGAAACGTATTCAGAAAGAAGGGCTGTCAATTCAGCTTCAGCATCAATGCTGTGGTAGGCATTCAAGTCTTGGGCGAGTTCTGGAGTCCAGACTGCTTTCAACTTACGTGTCTTAGCCACGATTGGCTCACTGTTCAATTGGAGGTTAACTTCTGGAATACCGATGTCTTTGTTAAGACCAGTATCAGTTGTTGACTTACCAGTTGCGTATTGGAATCCAGAGTCACCACCGGCTGCGTTGGTGTTCTGGTTGTTATCTTCGAAGTCACCACGGTCAGCGGCACCAGGTTGAACACTGTAGAATACAGAACCAGTGGCAGAAGATGCGGAAGCATAGGCTGCGGCTGAAGCTGACACTACGAATTGAATTTCACCTGTTGTGGCGTTATACTTCGTGAATGATGGGAAATATACTGGGGAACCAGTAGAACCACTCAATGTTGTGAAGCCGAATGGCATGAACGAACGGACTGCCAATGGGTCATATGGATTACCAATTGCGGTTGTGGCGGCTGTGAAACCGTTTGTCGTAATTGTTACCAATTGACCGTTCACATAAGAAGCGGAAATACTATTAACAGCGGTCTGAACTGCTCCAGATTGTGCGGTTTGGGTGTAGTAATTTTCCAACCAATTGATGTCTTCCAAAGTTGCTTGTGCTGTGTCAAACGAGGCACTCACATACTTTTGGTTAATTGTATAACCGAATTTACCGGCACCATACAAACCACCGACTGCGGAATCAGTTGAACCAAGTTTGGCTCCTGTTCCACCGAACAATGATTGATAATATGAGCCAGACTTGTCGGCTGGGTTTCCACCGTGATTAGAACCATACTTGAAATCCAAGTAGAATACCAATCCTGATGGGAGGTTCATTGGCTGAACTGACACGAATTCCTTCGCGGCAAATTCGGCGAATACACGACGAACGAGTGGGAGAGCTACGCCTGCCCATTGTTCGGAGTTTGCTGAAGTTCCAGTTGCCGTTGCTTCTTCAATCAGTTGTTTAGCCTGATTTTCGAGCAAGATAGACATATTGGACTTTTCGATATCACTCTTAATACCTTCAAGTAGGCCGGTCTTATCCCACTTGGTCACAAGACCACGGGTTTCCTGCATCAAACGTGCTTGAGGATTTAGAGTGTTCGTCAATAATGACTTAATATTTTCCATATTTTTTCTCTTTTTTGTTTATTTTTGTTTTTTGCTCACTTGATTACTTCTTTACAGAAGCAGTCTTCGGTGCCTCTTTGATTCCAGCGAGCTTCTTGAATCTTAGAGCCATCTCGTTACCCTCAGTAATTAGCTGACTTGGTTTCGTAGATGATACCGGCTTTGATGCGAATCCTTCGGTAATCTGCTTCACGGAACCCTTTGGTGCCACAGGTCTTGCGACTTGGGTATTACGGGATTTCGTTACTTGCGTACCGAAATTAAGAGACTCTGCCAATAAGGCATAGGCCAGTTTAACTTCACGAACATTCTTTGTAAGGTCAAAGTTTTCGACAATCTTCATACGATACGTATCGTCCAAAACACCTGCGAATTCTTTAAACAACTTGTTCGTGTAAAGTAGTTTAGCATTCAATAGGTTAACCTCATTAATTTGTCCTCTTAGGAATTCAATAGTTGAGTATGCTTCTTTCAAAGCAACCTTGTATTGTTCTGCCATTGGTTTGCCGCCTGTTGCGCCAGTTCCAATGTTTCCGGCACCACTAATGTTGTGGTTCTTGCCCTTGAGTTGACTCTTGGAAGCATCAGGACCCTTAGCGTAAACGTTTGTTCCACTAATCTTGTTCTGACCTTTCAAATCGGAAGTTGGAACGCCGTTATTAACAGCTTCGTCCATTTCTTCTTCTTCTTTGTCTTCCTTCTTACCGTCTTTCTTTTTCAACCAAGGTGGAAGTTTCCCTTCGGATACTTCGCCTTCTTCTTCTTCCTCTGCTTCTTCGTTGAGAGCAGCGAGTAATTCTTCGAGATTGATGTTTTCATCTTCATCTCCTGCTGGAGCGGCGTTTGGTGCGGCTTGTGGAGGCATGGCTGGAACTTCTTGTTCTTCACCTGGCAAACCACCGGCATTCATGCCCATTGGAGGTTGCTCTTCGCCACCTTCGCCACCGGCTTCTGGGCCAAGGTCAATATTGACTTCGCCACCTGCTGCTGGGTCGGCTGTGATGTCAGCTTCTGGAGCGCCACCCATTTCGGCACCGGCTTCTGGAGCTGGTTCTTCTTCTGGTTGTGGGGCTGGAGCTGGAACCTCTGCTGCTGGTTCTGCCTTACCTTCTTCTTCTCCTGCGACTTCATTTTCCAATTCCTTAATGATTTCATCAAGGTCTTCGGATGTAAGTCCGGCTTCGTTCATTGTGCCTTCTTCCTATTCT